AGACCTACATTCTTTTCTTGCAAAGCAGGATACAAACTTAAAACTTTAGTCATATCCACGCTTACTACTTGTACTGTTTTTTTAATAGAATCTGTATAGGAAGAAACTGTAGAGATATCTTTGCTCTCTACAGGTTCTCCATCAGTTGTTGTTTTCATAGAACCGCAACCGGCTAATGTTATAACCACCAAGGCCATAAACTTATTGAACCATTTTTTCATATTATTTTATTTTACACCAACCCAAACAAATTTTACCGAACGTGATAATTTTAACAAACTCACAAATTGCTTTTTTTACCACGGATCAGATTCCTCCTCTTTTGGTTTAGCAGCAGGAGCAGCTGGTGCAGGTGCTTGTTTCTCAATCACACGTTCTTTAATAACTGTGTTTGTACCACCACCACTAGATTGCTTCTGTTGGTTTGTGTTGTTGTTCTGTAAGTTAATCACAACAGGTGCACCGGGTGCAGCTTGTTCTGTTTTAGCTTCTTCTTTAGGTTCTTCACCGCCACCGAATTGAGTAGCAAACCATGCACCTCCTGCAGTTACAGCAGTGGTGACTGCGCCAATGATTGCTTTCTTAGTAGCAGACATTACGCTTTCTTCTTGTTCTTCTGACATTTTATTAGGGATTAATTTTTTTACAATTTTTATTGTGCCATCTTGAGATTGCAGCAGGTTGTGCCATAAATCCACAAACCTCACATGGTACTTTTGATTTTGGATACTTGTAGTTTTCAGTATTTTCTCTAGGCTTACGCATCTTCTCTATGGCTTCAGGAGTATGTTTAATTCCTCGTATTGTATTTGCAAGTTTATCTTTTGATTCTTGAGTCCATACTCTACCTGGTTTTCCCTTCTTATCTAAACTAATCTGGAATTGTCTTATCTTTTCTCGTGTTTCTGGTTTTACAATTACACCAGCACCCCCATCACCTCCATCAGTTTGATTTGCTAAAAAACCTTCAGACTTATCTTTTCTTCCGTATAATTTAATGAGTTCCTTTTCTTTTTCACAAGCCTCTTCCCAACTTAAGTCATTCATAATAATATCTACCCTATAATCTGTTTTGGCTATAATTCTATGCCAATATTCATTACGATGCTCTTTTGCTTTAGACCTCTTAAATTTTCCTTCATTATCGTCTACACCTACTCCAATGTAAAATGGAATATTCTTATCTAATCTAATATGTCTATACACGTAAGCCATAAGTAAATATACTTAGTTTTCTTCTTTTTTGCTATATTTAGCAGCTATAATTTCTGGGGTATCGTCTTCTTCATCGACCTTTGAGATTAGCATTTTGTCACGGTCTTCTGAGTTAAACCAGTAGTCTACTACTTTGTTCAAGTTACCTACGAAAGCACCCAACAAGATAAGTAATAGTTCTTTCCAATCTTCTCCGATACTAGCTCCGAAGAATACTGCAGAGTTAATACCGACAATAATTAAAGTGAAAAGACCTAATACAATAGCAGTAATCTTCCAACGATTAGCTTGCATTTGTTGTAGCATGTAATAGAATCTGTTCTTAGGATCTACAGCTACGGGTTCTGCTTGGTTAAGACCAAGTGTTTTTTTAATGTTCATTTGTTTACGACAATTTTAGAATGTAATACTTCATGTTCTGTTACTACTGTAAGTACATATACACCATCTGAGAGACGATCTAAATTAGCACTATACTTGTACTTACCTGCAGGCATCTTCTCTTTTAAAATAGTCTGTATGCGTCTTCCTACTTCATCAGAGATAGCTACGTCTACGTCAGCATCTTGCTTGATTTGGAATTGGATCTGAACTGCTCCATCTGTAGGATTAGGGAATACGATAATAGAGTTAAGATCATTTAAAGAAACAACTCCTTTGTTAATCCTACGTACTTCTATGATACCCATAGCAGGAGTAATGTTCATATCTTTAGACTTAACATCACCTACGTATTTAGCACCAGTCCATAAAGCTGCAGTAGCCCAAGAGTCTTGTGGTTTCTTAGCGATAAACTGAAGAGTAAATACTTGCTCTCCGTCATTTAAGAAATTCTCATTAGTTAAGTCAGCTGCTCCCCAAGATACTGTACCGTTAGAAGGGTTTAAGTAAGAAGTCCACTTCATTATCTTCTCGGTGTTTTCTACTTTTTTAAACTCTAAGTAAGCAGTGTCATAACGTAAGTCTAATTGAAGTGCACCTAATTGCTTGCCGTCTGTAAGAACTTTAACAGGAACATTAACTAAGTTTCCTTCGTCTACGGTTACTTTAGGCATGTTAATCTCAATAGTTTCTGCAGGGAAATCATAAGATACAGTCTCATCAATGATGTAACGCTTAGCATTAGCTGGGTTAGTAATCTTGATAGGAGTTAAACGGGCCATCTTAAATCCTGTAGCGTTAGCATCTCCTTTAACAGCTACGTAGTAAGTGATAGAATCACGACCATCAATAGTGTAATCAAAGTTGTTAATAGTAGAGTAAGTCGAGGTTAAGTTAGTAGCTGATCCGTTAATAGCATTGTATTCAGCAACTGTGAAGAACATTACATCTTTCTTAGAGTTAGGCCAAGCTGAGAATCTACCTGCTAAACGACCGTACACAGAGTATACGTCAGCAATAGTAATAGAACCATCAGTGTTGTTTACGTCCATTGTGTAGTAATCAAATCCAGAAGGAGTGTATTGAGCTAAGATAGATTGATTAATCTTTTGTGCATCTGCAGTAGAGAATACGTTACCAGGGATCATTGTATCGCCTTTAACTACCATACGGACATCCCAGTAAGTAGTGTCTAAGAATTTACGAAATACAACATGTCCTAATGAGTTAGTAGCTTTAGCTTCTACTTGAGTCCAAGATCCACTAGGGGCTTTCTTTTCTAAAGACACCCACAAGTTCTTAGCATCAGAACCTGTTACGTTTTTAAACTTAGCAGCAAATCTTAAAACCTTTTGGTTGAAACGACCACCGTAAGAATAAACTACCAATGTAGTATCGTTACCCCAGTTAGTAGCAGCTTTATTAGCAAATGACTTAACACCTGCAACTTTCAAAGTTTTAATAGAATCTAAAGTATTCCAAACTGAACTTCCTGCGTGCGTGAAAGTTAAATCAAAGGTAGCTCCGTTAGAATAGTTGTAAGTAGCACTAGAACCTGTGTAAGCTAGAGTTACAGTTAAGAATCCTTGTGCGTTACTGTCTACGTACTGTAAGTACTGATCTGTAGTAGAGATCTTTAAGGAAGGAACCACACCAGTGAATGCAGTGTTATCGTAGAATACACGGAACTGCATACCTGTGATACTCTCAGAGGTAGATGTATTGTAAAAGTGTAAAGGTGCTATTGTCTGTCCTGCAGTAGTGGTAGCAACTTGATAACCAGAGTCAATGACGACCCAATGACCTGTACCTGGGGAAGTAGCAGAAGATTGTGCTGATGCATTGCCAACCAACAATGTCAACACCCCAATGATAACTTTAAATAGTTTATTCATTTTTTATTTAGTTTTATTTAGTCTGTGTATTTGTTCTATTGCGTTTGCCAGTAACCATGGCTCAGGGGTTGGTAATTTGTTTATAAAGCTTAGTTCGTAGATATAACACTTAAGTTCTTCTTCGTTATCTGACTGCTCTGTAGGGTGTAGTCGGTAGTATAAGTGAAGACTTTCGTGTACTATAACACAAGCTAGGTTAGGTATTGAATTTATTTTTATGTCTCCTGTAGCAATGTAAATTACATTACCATCTTGAGAGACGTGGTTAGAGGAATAGGGACTTATCCAAAAGTCTATAATGTCTACGACATCTATTACTCTAGTGTATGTGTTGACGTCTGTTTTAGCAATTAAGCTAAGGGCAGAATCCACCCTTAAATCCCAACCATCCCCTGCCTTCAGAACTTTAATCTGTGAAGAACAGGGGATAGAGAGAATCAAAAAAAGACTAATCAGTACAGATTTCATAATCTTCTACTAGATAGACTCTTTTTGCTTTATGTTTTAATTTCTTACACTCTCTGATATTAGAGGCAGCCACTCCTACAAATTCTGCAGCTTGTTTAGAATTTAAGAAAATGTAGGTTTCTCCTGTAACAGTGTTAGTTAACTTAAGATGTTTCTTACTATTAGAAATACTTTGCTTTATTAGATACTCTTCGGTTTGTAGTTTTCCTCCATAATTAGGATTATTACTTCCAGAAGAAGATTCTGATATCTTATTTAAAGACTCTGAAGAGTGTTTCTTTCCATAAAACGCATTGTTTACTCCTGTAGCTTTTAAAGACATAAGTTGTTTTGTACCTAAAGACAGAACTTTTTTCTTCTCGTGCGTAGGAGTTAGATAACAGTTTAAGCCATTGTCTACACTACAAAAATGTTCTTGATAGTATCTTTCTCTTTCTAATAACTTTTCACTAGAGCAAAACTCCAGTATTTCAATCTTGTGTAACTCAACACCGTGCTTTACCAAAGAATTATAAATAGCTCTTTGCTTTTTAACTCTATTTGGGGTTAAGTAGTAACTACAACGTATACGCAAGTTAACAGCCTCACCTACATAGACTTTGCCTGTAGGAGAAGTTATCTTGTATATACCTGAAGTACTAGGAAACCCCAAAATAGAATCATGCATATTATTTAATATCTTCTGATTTAATCAAAGTGTAAGTAAAAGAATCTCCCTGTAATTTAGCACCTTTCTCGCAGATAGCAAGAAATTTATCAAAATCAGCAGATTTTTTAAATACTTGACAACCATGACTCCAGTCATTTACTTGAGCAGAATCTACTCCTGCTTTATGGATGTTAATTCCAAATACACCAGTCTCAGTTTTGTCTTCTTGGTATACTCCATCTTTAGTATAGTCACGGAATACAGTAAGAGGAGCTTTCTGCTTAAGACACTTGTATTTACCTTGGTGAAGACCTACACCATGTGATCCTGGATATTGTCCTGGTTTAACACGAGCAGTTCCCCCACCGTTATCTGTGGTACAAGGCCAGATATGGAACTTCCATTCTCCACCCTCTTTGTAACTCAAAGTCATCCAATCATCAAATGCATTAGTAACTTTTTGTCCTGTAGCACTATTACGAATACCAATTACATTGATATTAAATTCTCCGTTTTCGAAGTACTTGTACCCTTTAGCTTTAACAGCTGCTTCAATTTGTTCTCTAGTAAAACTCATAGTATTTTATAATTTAGTTTATAGTTTATAGTTTATAGTAAATTACTCTTCGCTAGGTGCTTCTGGCTTCTTCATGATTTTCTCAACAGAAGTCAAACCTAAACAACCAAATGCAAGCAATGCTACAGCGTCCACTAAAGGAACAGAAGGAGCAAAGTGTGCTTCAGTAAAAGAGTTAGCGTACAATGTAGCGCATAAAGTCACTGTGCATGCTAATCCGCACAGACGTTTCATAGAGACAACACCCTTCTCATCTTTGAAGAGTCCTCCGATAAAGTTTAAAAATTTCATATAGTTACCTTTTTTTAGTTTGGTTAATAGTAAAATCCCGTAATCCTCTAGCAACCACTTAGACAGCAGCAGTGTGAGGAATACAGAAAAACTCACCATAAGGACCATATCTGAGAGAATGTTCAAAGCAACTTCGGACTTTCATAGATTATACTTTAGGTGAGAAAAGGTTGGTTGGGACAAAGATAAAACTTTAAAAAAATAAGTCAAATGCTTAACTGTAAAACAAAAAACCCCCAGATTTCTCTGAGGGTCTATGCTTAAGTTTAAGTTGCTTAGAGGACTTCTGCGTCTGTAAAAGGAACTACTGGAGTTTCTCTTGCAGGAACTTCGTCAGCAATGTGCTCATAAGTCTCTAAGTTGATCTGACCTTTACCGTAGGTCTCTTCGATCTTCTTAAAGAACTCTGATTGCTCTTTGCTTACTTCTTTCATTACGTCCATTACTTGAGTCTTTACAGACTCCAAGTCAGACAATTGAAGTTCAATTTTACCCAAGTCCATAATTACGTTCTGGGTTTTTTGTTGGAAGCCTTTGATTGCTTCGATTTCTTGTTCGGTTAACTTAGTTGCCATAATATTGATTTAGTTGGTTTATGCAAATATAATTCCTTTTGCTGAATTAATGACAATTTGTCTACGGGATTAAGCTTTTACTAAGCCCAATTCTTCGATAGCCCACTCAGAAATTACTGAATCATCAGTACCCCAAGTAGATACAATTGCTTCAGGAACGCTTAAGTTACCTTCTGTCAAAGTGGCACCTACGCTTACTATTTCTGCACCTTCAGAATCAGTGCTAGTAGTTTCACCTTTAATAGCCCAATACAAAGAGATAGTGCTAGGAAAAAGAGAGAAAGAAAGAACAGTTAAGTCTAAGTACTCACCAGTACCTTTACCAGGTACGTTTACGGGATTAATTTTTGTTGCCATAAGTATAAAAGAATTATATAATATTTATTGTATAGTTTAAATTTATAAAAATAAGTCAAGTACTTTTTTTACAACACAGTACGGAATTGCTCAAAGGAAACGGGAATAGGTGAGGG